CACAAATATTCACTTTACAACTAAATGATAACGTTAGTCCTCGAATTAGTTTCTTGGGGACTACATTTAAGGTAGCCGATGGTGGATTTGATATAGGAACCCCGCAGAAGGTCAAGGAGCTTGCTGTCCTCCGACCCGGGTTTTACGTACCTATTACTGATTACTCAACGTTTAGGGAAGCCAAAATTACTTTTTCTGTTCACGGAACCACCAGAGCAGCTGTTTTGAACGCTATAAATAATTTAAGTCGTACTGTCCGTAGAATCTCATCCAGGGTTCGTGTTGGTGCGGGAACACGTGTTGAGTTGGTGTATTCCTGGGAAGGGGCTACTGACTGGACTTATTTCGAGGTATACACAGGCGATCTTAAATTTCCAGACGACCACCTATCCGTAGAAAAGATGCATATGAGCATTGATGGGAAGTATGTAATGCAGGACTGTGAGTTAACTCTTACCCTAAGTGCTAATGGATATGCTTTGTCCCTATTTGCGGCTCCACTTGAGTTACCTTTGTATCGAGACGATCCCGGAACAAAATCGACTGTTGGGTTGGATGTTCAGAACCCAGGATCGGGTCAGTATAACTATGTAACCATTGATGCTGCTGACATTGCTGGGTCGGAGCCAATGATAACTAAGCTAATACTTACAAGTGGTTCTCCATACACAGCGTGGAAGCAGCTATACATAGGACATCAAGTAACCCCGTTCCCAACAACCCTGCTACTGGATAATTCAGACCTTGATTTGGGTTCAGGGTCAGATGTTTCGGATTCATCTGCTAATGGGGGGTCTTATAGATCAGTAACATATTCTGGTACAAACCCAACATATGGGTATTTTGCTGATTTTGGGTGGAATATTGGTAATGCATCGATGGGTAATTTTCTTGCGTTTATCCACTTGTTCAAATCGGCTGGATCACCCATACCCAGCCCGTTCCCGTTCCATTTGGCTGTTGGGGTTGACGACTACACTCACTGGGGAGTTCGATATGTAAATGATTGGGTAACAATGAATGGGTCTGATCCTGTCACATCACTACCCCTCGGTCAGATTCAACTTCCCCCTAGCGACCCTGCTTTAGAGGGGGTGGGTACTCTGGATGACACCCTTATGACTGGGTTATTTGTGTCCTATGAGGCTGGTGGTGGAACCCTCAAGTTTGACTACCTATACCTACTTCCTATTCTGAATGGCATTCGTTCCTGGAGGGCTAGGCTCTCTTATTTGACCGGGACTATGGTTGATGATGATTGGCAGGGACTAACCTACTTAAAGGACGGGAGCAACAAGATTTCTACTCCGTTCTTCAACTTGATGGACTCTATAAAACTTGAGCCAGGTCTCACTCAGAGGCTATACTTTTTTGGTGTTGGTTATCAGAACTCGGAAGACGAAAGACAACGTGAGTTCAATGTGAGGGTTCTTGGTGTTCCAACCTACTCTTCATTGGCACTATAGGATGTAGTATGAGATTTTATGCTGGTATTTGGCAACAATACACCGAAGTTAACACCTATTTCTTAGGTGGGTTTGACGTTACCGAATCCCTTTCCTATGAGACTCAGCTTCATGGTGGGTATTTCACCTGTTCATTTGTTATTCCAGCCAGAGCGGGATCAACCATATATAGGGTTATTTTGGGCGGTCATGTTGTTATTTTTGATCAGTACGGTAATAGGGTGTGGGAAGGGTCTATAATCGATACAAGTATTGAAGAGTCTGGGGTTAGTGTGTCGGCTTCTGGATATTATGAGAAAGCAAGTCATGTTTTCTCGGATATGATTTATGTCACATCACCCACAACGGTGTCGGATATATTAATTGATGCCGTTGACATGGTTCCTGAGATACAGGATGTTTTTGCTTTTATTGGTTCTTCCGACTATAATGTGATGAGCACCGATCCTGATACTGCGGATATTATACCACAAGACTTCACGGACAAAAAAGTTAGTGAGGTTATTGAAAGTGTCATGAAGTACGCATACAAGGAAAGTGATATCCGACCAATTTATTTTGCAGTATGGAATCACAGGATTCCGTTCCTAATTCCAGAGCCCCTGCCAACATTTTATCCGGACTGGCAGGTGAGTGTTAAGAGTATTTCTGGCGGCAGGGAGGGGGTAACAATTTCTCTGAGCGAAGTGTACAACAAGGTGTTTGCTGTGTACGATAACCAAGGGGAAGGGCCTAGCAAAACCGTACCTGTAGAAAATACATTTTCTCAAGCCAGATATGGGGTTAGGGAAGGACTTGTTCAGAATGGTGGGAGTGTTGAGGGATTAGCTATTGCCAATGATTTAGCTGCTATGGCACTAAGCACATACCAGTATCCTAAACAAATCTATACTATGGAGATAGAAGGATACGTAAGACATGGGTCTGGTTTTTATTCTGAGCCGCACAGGATCAAAGCTGGGCAACAGATTCTTGTTTTGGACAGTGATTCTATGTTGGTAAATACAGGAACCTTGGCAGGTCAGGCAGCCCACGGATTTTCGGGGTTTATTCTTAGCACGTCATATAATTCAGAGAGTCATTCTATGAGTGTTAGTTTTGGATCATCTGATACTAGATTTGATACATACATGACCAGGCTTGGGTTGAGTGGAGGTTTGCAGTGAGAGTAGACCGAGCTTTTATTGATCATATGGAATACTATTTCCTCCCGAGAAAAGGTAACTCGACTATTGGTGGCACCATTAATCCATCAGTAAACGAGGAGTTTAATCTTGGATCAGCAGATCGTAGATTTGATGTTATTTATGCTCGTCAGGTTATTGCTGATACTTTCACTGGGAGTCAAGGAACTGATGCAGACACTGTAGACGGTTTTCATGCTTCCGCTACTCCAACAACTGGGTATTTACTCCCCCTGGGAACTGGTGCTGAATTTCCTTTATCCGTCATAGCCACCCATACAAATAATGTTGATGCCCATCATGCCGGGTTTGTTGGTCTAATAAATCCTAGTAATGTTAATGTTTCCCCAGATGCGAATGACAGAATCAAGTTTGATCAAGGAAATGGTTTATTAGTATCTAGCGCCGGAAGTACTTTTACTCATGCGGTTAATCAGGGGTATCCTTTTGTTTGGACTGCACAGCACGTTTTTGATGCGGGTCTTCGACTAAACGACGCAGATCGTATAAACTTCGGAACAGACTCAGACCAGTACATGCAGTTCTACAAAAACGATGTGACTGACAATGACATTGGTATTCATGGTGGTCTCAGGTCTCTTAGTCCAGATTGGCAAAGTGAGACCATTGGGTGGCACATCAGTTATGAGGGTAACGCTGACTTCAGACGCATATTTGCGGACGAACTTCATGTCCGGGCTTTTATTGCAGACATTGAGCAGGCTCTGGCGGGTGGGCAGATCATCAGCAAGTCCGTAGCAATACTATATCAGGACTTCACAGCCCCAACATCCATAAATGGGACAGCCTACCTATACGTGGAAGACCTTCCAGGGTTCTTTGGCTACCAAGCCTTTCAGTCGGGCGATTACATCCGTATGCGTTTCATTGATCGTGAAAATGGCGGATTGATTGTAGATGATATTTGGGGGACTGTTGCCAGCTACGTAGACCAGGGCAACGGGTATCAAAGATGGACATTCACCCTAAAAGATGGGCCAATCACTGGTGTGGTTATTCGCCGTGGAGCCATTGTAGTTGATTATGGCACAACTGGTCAGGGCTATTGGGAAGTGACCACAATTGATACTCAGTACAGCCCCTATGCCCAAGTTGTTACCTGGGCTACCAACCCCTGGACACCTGCCAATCGGACAATCCGAACCAGGATGGGTAAGCTGGATGGGATAACAGACCCGGACATGACCCCCAGTGGGTGGGGTTTGTATTCAGATAATGCTTTCCTTAACGGTTCGTTGGTAGCGGCTAACGGGGAAGTTATAATCGATACCAATGGAATAACAATAGAGGGTGTTGCCCTGGATAGCACTGCTTTGAAGTGGAGTTTCCCGACTGTTGGAGAATCCGTAAGGTATGATGCCTATAAAGTTTCAGATGTCATTGGAGCACATGTTATAGCTAACAACGAAAGTGTTGGTGGTGGTAGTTATATTCAGCTTTCCGCTGATGGTGACAACCAGTCTACTGTAGGAATACGATACCACAATACAACACTAGCAGATAGGTATGTTAATGTTGCAGTCGATGGAAATAATGTTGTATTTTTCTATAAAGATAACATAAAACTTCATCAAAGCATAACCAAAAACTCAGCATCTACGGTAGACATAGGTGAAGACGGTACCCGGATAGACAACCTGTATGTAACAAATTTATATGCAACTAACTCAGAAGTCGGCGGCGCACTAACTGGCCAGAGGTGGTCTTACGCTGGTGATATGTACATAAACCCGGAGAATGCAACCGCCAATAGCACCCTTTACATCGCTCACAGGGATGGTAGCTACATTGCAAATTTGGATGTAGAGGGCAGTATTACCCTTGGCGGGAATGTTGATGGTGTTGATCTGGCTGGTTTCAAATCAACTTATGACACACATGCTGGCAATGTCAATGCTCATCACAATCGGTCTCACTCGGTAACCAGCACCAGCGACCACACAATCACAGGCAGTTATCTTGCTGTTTTGGGTGCTACAGCCACAGATACTCTTGGGCTAATTACCCCTTACAGCAATCCTGGAACATCAGAAAGGTTGCTGAAAACCAATTCCGACGGAAACCTTCAATTGAATGCGTTGGGTTTTAGAATTGCCCCGGACAACGATCAGATCGTTAAGGTACAGGGGATTGAAACTGCTGGTAATACTATGTACGGAGGATATTTCAGGGTTTACAAGAGGGCGACCGGAGATGCTGTTGGTACATATGGTAGCCTGATTGCAGATCAAGCAGATATAGCTATAACTAATCTTATGGGCTTGCAGGGTAGGTCTCAGGCATCCGGCACCGGAACCGCTTCTGTTGCGTCATTATATGGAGTTTACGGACACGGGTATAACCCATCCGGGACAGTCAGCATAACAGATTTTTATGGTGGGTTTTTTCTAAGTCAGCATGATGGTACTGGTTCCGTGGGTACCCAGTATGGTGTATATGCACAGCTATCTAAAGGCGCAAGTGCACCATCTGCTACCACTGCCTATGGTGTACGTTCTTGGATGCCAGCAGATATTGCAACAACCAAATATGCTTTTCAGTCCAATCTTGGAACCGTATTCTTCAACTCTGACAAAAATGCAGACAGCGATTTTCGGGTAGACGGTGACACTGTAAGTGGTGTTCTTTTCGTAGATGCCACCTACGATAATGTTGGCATAGGTACTACCACCCCAAACTCCAGCTACAGGTTGTCCGTTTCTGGACAGTCTTACTTTACTGATAAAGTTGGCATTGGTGGAACTCCAGCAACAAATGCCCAATTGTTTGTAAGGTGGGTAAATGACAATACTTCCGGGAACTGGTATGGGATTTACTCTCCTGTTTACAATCGGTATGCGGGTGCTAATGCAATCTCTATGGGTCTTTATGCTTATGCGGATACAGCCATTGCATCTGGCTCTATGTGGGGGTTCTACTCATCTGTCTCTGGAGCTTCGACAGGTGGTTCCTCCGGTACTCTGATGGGCACAGATGTTAGGGTTGCTATAAGTAACTCTCATAGTGCCACATCATTGATTGGTCATAGGGTCTCCGTTGTCATGGACGGGACTGGAACTCTGACAACGGCAACTGGCTTAGAGATTCTTGCTTTTACAAAATCAGCTACTGCTACGCCAACCAACGCCTACGGAATCAACGTTGGAAACATTTCGGTTGGTAGTAACAACTACGCAATAATGACCAACCTAGGGAAGATCGTCTTCAACAATGGTGCCGGGGATGCCGACGTTCAAATGAAGGGCAGCGGTCAGCAGAACCTGTTTTACTTGGACGCAAGCGAAAACAAGATTGGTATTTTAGATAGCACGCCCTACTACACCTTCGATGTGGTTGGTGATATCAGAACAACCACAGGTCTTTATATTGGCACTGGAGACCCGACTGCTAGTAGAATATTCCCGGATGGCTCCACAAATCTTGTTATTCATTCGACTACTGGGAATGTATATCTAGGTAACTCACAGTATCTAAACCTTCCAGACTCTGGAGGGGGAACAAGCACCATATTGGCTGGTGGTACGGCTCATGGCGTGGGTCTCTACAGTAAACAGCCTATCGCAGTCGGCTCTTTGACTATCAGCCCCCTGGCTATGATAATGGCATACTCCACAACCACTCCGTTGCTACTCCTGGGGTACGACAGTACACATTATTTAGATGTTCAGGTAAGTGCATCCGGAGATGCTACTGTATCTACCACAGATGACCTGGTTTTAGACCCAGGCGGGAACGTAGGAATCAATAAATCCGCACCCACGGCTAAACTAGATGTGGTTGGTTCTGTCCTTATCGATGGCGGGTCGGTCACGATCAATGAGTCCGGGGAGGATTACGACTTCAGGGTAGAGGGGCTGGACTATGCACACCTATTATTTGTTGACGCATCTGCAAACACAGTTGGTATTAACAAGTCGTCCCCGATTTATACCCTTGACATGTGGGGCAATGCCCGGTTTATGGGGCCTAGCAATCAAGTCGGTATGACATACGATGGTACGTTCCACACATGGTTTGACGCCAGTGCTACAGGATCAATAGAGATTACTACGGCTACTGGGATCATATTTGACCCGGGCTCCCACTATGTAAACCCAGGCGGAAATATAGAAGACGATCTTGGTGCTTATAACACTATGTGGCGATCTCTATATGCCGCAGAGTTAGTTGTTCAGAACTTCGTTCAACAGGATATTCAGGCAACTATCGGTGGTGCTATCCGGGTAGCCCCGACTACTTCTTTGACCCGAGCCCTAGGAAGCGGTGATACAACCATCTACCTAGAGCATGCCGCTCCAGGGTTTGTGAATGGCACCTACATTATCATGCAAGGTTGGGATGCTACAGGGAATGTGTCGTTCGAGGCAATGCAACTGACGTCTGCCGGGACGGATGAAGGTGATGACTACTCGTTTACGGTAACCAGGAACCTCGATGGTACCGGAGCTAACTCGTGGTCTGCTGGTACTGCCGTTGTAAGCACCGGGGATGCCATTGGTGAAGGTCACATCGATCTAACCAGCACACAGACCCTGTACAGTCACATCGGGCCTACAATAGCTCTATATGTGCGGACTGCAACTACAAACTGGAATGATGTAAAACCAGTGGTTGCACTGGGTAACCTGTATAGTTTCCTTGGGTACGGGTCTGACACTTATGGAATGGCAATCGGTAATGACCTGTCCTTGACTACCTCCACTTTCCGTGGGGCTACGATCACAAATGCTAACGGACTGCAACTATACAACACAGATATTACTCTATACGATTCCGCTGTTGCTAAGGTTCAAGTAAAGTACAACGAAGGAATCCTGGTTTCGTCCGGAGCCTGGGATGAGGATACAACTGTTTTTGCCGCAGTATTCGCAAACGACAATGATGTTGCCAACCTAGACGCAGGGGATGTTATTATAGGCTCTCCATTCCATGCTACCCCTACCAGTGCACGTGGTGTACACTGGGACAACAGCGATCATACCCTGGATGTATGGGGTTCTTTGCACCTGTATGGAGACTCAACCTTCGAAGGTATTGTTACCATAGCCACGGCAGGGGAACTTCGCCAGGGAACAGGAACCTGGGGTAGCTCATTTACTGGTCTGAGGCTGTGGAACGATACCGGGGTTGGTCGCATTGGTGGCTATAACAACGAGGTTTTGCAGTGGTATGGTTCAACTGATGGAAAACTTTATGCGGGTCTTGGGAAGGTAGTTTTAGATAGTGCTGGAATGGCAGTTTACAATGTTGGTGCTGGTGTTACGTGGAGAACAGCAACAGATATTCTTGGTGATGTACGTCTTGATAATTTATATTATACTGACTGGACAGGAACGCCACTAGTTATTACCGCAAGTAAAACAACCCCTACCAATCAAGTTACAAATGCCGGATTTGAAAGTGGAGATACTGCGTGGGATAAAGCAGGATTCAATTCATACTCAATCGCAATTGATACAAATAGCCCGGTTGTAAATGGAAGCTATAGTGCAAAACTTGAGGCACAGACAACAGGAGACTTGGTACAAAGTTATTGTACAATAACAACTTCTTCTTATATAACTGCGGTTCCCGGAAGTATTGTTTTTGTAGAGGGCTGGTATTATAACTACAGTAATGCGGGAACATGGAATCTTCAAATAATATGGTATAACTCGTCTAACTCTGTTATATCAACGGCTATCATATGGCCTAATAACAATCTAACTATGGATTGGTACTGGTTTTCTCGCAGGTCTAGCGCTGCACCAGCAAATACGGCTAAGTATAAACTTCGTATGTATGTTGAGAATGATATCAACGGAACTACTACCAGAAAAACCGTGTTTGACGAAATAGTTGCATATACTATGGAATATGATTCAACTGTTGAGTTGGGAAAGAACTACGTACTATTTGATATTGGGAAGACTTATCAAAGCGGCTTTACCTTTCCGTCTCCGGGAATGACAAAGCCATCTACAGGTTTTACGTTCGCTGGTGGTGATGTTTCCATACTGTCTAATGACTTATGGTTATCTACTGGTGGGTATATTAATATAGGTGTTAGTGGTAGTGAATCTAATCTGTATAGGTCTGCGTCTTTGACCCTGCGCACAAATAGCTCATTTGTATCTGATGGTGCTATATATGCTACCTTGGACTTATTCGCATCTAGCGGGTTGGTTGTTGGTTCTAGCACTGGAACTCCTGGTACAGGGGAGATATTCTTAAATAACTCCAACACCAAGATATCTGAAGGGGCGTCGGATTCTGTACGTGTAACCACCCCTTATGGGTACGTAGATATAGGTGCACAGAACGGTAGCTTTTTACATCTAAGGACAGACCTTCCAGAGTTCTATATGGATAAGCCCCTTGTTGTGAACGGGGATATCCATACTTACCAGAACGGTTTTACCAACATAACTTCAAGCTGTACAATAACTGGATGGAGTGGGTCGCCTGGGACATCATCCTATGTTTATGCAAAAAGAGTTGGGAACCTACAGCATGTCTGGTGGTTCCTAGACGGAACAAACTACAGTGGGACAGCGGTCAGTATTTTGTTACCGTCAACAGAGTATAACAGTGCCGCCGCCGTTGGAGTTTTAGGGACTGCTCGTGTCAACGACGCTGGCGGGGGTTTTGTAATGTCAATGGCTGTAATAGGAAGCGGAACCAGAACCATAACTATGTACAAAAGTGCGGCAACTTCTGTATGGACAGCATCCGCTGGGCAAAGATACACATTGGGATATATCTGCTATGAAATAGCATAAGGGTAAGACACAAAGAGGAGAGTAAAATGCCATTTCCAACTATAAATCAAGTACCAACCACAATAGGGGTTATTCGTGTTCGTCTGGTAGACGAGGACGGGGTTCCTGCAAATATGAAAGCATATTATGACGTGGATGTTCTGGATCAGGACGGTAACAAAATAGAAAGCCGTGGCACGTCCGGAAATCTTATTCCGCATCTTACCGCAGGGCAGATCAGTGCACTTGTTGATTTCATGGATACCCTACGGACAAAAGCAGAAACAGAGTGGCTGTAGCCCTTGACATGTTTAGTATTACATGCTATAATTGTACATAAAATTTAAAATGTGTGTAGGAGGATTTTAATATGGCAACAAGAAACAGGCGTCCTGCTAAAGCAGCAGCAACAAGTTCAGTCCATGTGGTAGAACTTGAGGGTCGGTGGGTTGTTTTTATTTCGTGGTTGATCTCCCAAATCCAAGGTCTGGGTAAGGAAAACTCCCGGGTTGTTGGTAACATCCTGGATGTTATGGGTTTCGAAGACCAAGACTTCCGGGTCGAGCCGAAGGAGAAGTATGAGTTTGAGCTATCTGGTTATGAAATCCAGTTCCTGGTTGACCAGATTGAGTCAGAATGGAAGAGTGAGAAGGTTCCTCCGATCCATTCCGGGAACTCACACAAGATGTACTCATATCTGAAGGAGGTTCTTGAATCACCTCCCCTGGTGGTAAAGGAATCTGAATAGATCGGAAATAATTAAATACAGCTTGATAAATGACTGCCCTCTTGGGCAGTTTTTTATTTTCATTTTCTTTGTGAAAACGATTGAAGAGTATAGATAGAGATTATTGGTTTTGGAGGTTAAGAGTGAAGGACTACGACATGGACAACATTGATGAGAAACTTGACCTCATTATTAATAGTCAAACTAAGATAAGTGCTAAACAAGACGAAATGAGTTCTCGTTTGGCTGATGTCGAGAGTGCTGTGTCGATGCTGGACAAAACTGTCCGTGGATCAAATGGTACTCCTGGGCTTGTCTCTACGGTTAATGTAGCCTGTGTAAAGATATCCAGGCTAGAGGATGATGTCAAAGAGATTAAAGATCACCACGATAAAGACATTGGTGGTTTGAAGGTTTCTACCAGTGGAGATATTAAGAAAACCGAGGAAACTGTTATTACCTGGAGGTGGCTCGTAAATGAGTTCATGCTTCCAGTGGGTCTTGGTTTCCTTGCATTTGTGTTATTTCAGATTATACCCCAGATTTTAGAACACCTGGGTGCTGCTAATTAGTTTTAATGGAGACTAGTATGGCAAATTTAGATGAAGTTGTGATCATTGATGTAAGTAAGTGGCAGGGCTTAATGAACTGGGAAGTAGCCAAGCCAAAAATTCATGCGGCCTATATTAAGGCTCTTGAAGGAACCAGTGGGATCGATCCGCAGTTTTATCGTAACCGGGATGAGTGTATTCGTCTAGGTATTCCTTGGGGTGGGTATCAGTATTTTAAGGCGGATAAAGACCCTAAGAAGCAGGCTCTTGAGTTTGCAAAATTGGTTGGTCACTACGATGCACAGGGTCGTTATGTAATGGACAGCATCATGAAGCCTGCGGTTGACGTTGAATCTAAGCCAACCGGAATGACCAAGCAACAGATGTACAATGCCCTGGCGAAGTTTCTGAATGAGTTCTTCGTCATTACTGGTGTTTATTGCATTATTTATACTCGTAAGTCCT